CTCCGGTGCGGAGCGCGTCGCGATGGGCCCCCGGTTAAGCCTTAGACGGTTTAGGTTCCCTAAATGCCTCACGTTTGAGTGTCCTCTGACCCCCTCCCGCGACCGGTTCGGTACCGACCCCTAGACCACGTCCCCTTGACGTGGCTTTCTGGGTCCTGCGCTAAGGATGTCGCCTTAGTAACAGTGGAACGCTTTCCACAGCAGTCAACCATTAAGTCACGCAAGGGAGTGACAAATTGCTCTTAATCTAACAATAATGTTAAATCAAGTAAACAACTGGTTAACTACCGGAGGAGGCATCAAGAAGTTAACTGACTTCTTGGTGCTCCTGTTTGGTGTGGGCGCATTGAGCGACCTCAGTCGCTCAATACGCTCCCTCTACCGCCACAATGGTGCTGAATTCACCGTCTTGTACTTGAAAGAGTGCAAGCGTGTGGTTGAGCACTATTGTAGTGGTGAGGTCCTTAGTAATACCATTAGTCCGCCGTTCGTTGGCTTAAGAAAGGGTTTACCTTCTTTCTTGCCAGCGGATCTCAGATCCCGGATCCGCAGTGGTGACAGAGTTGGCATTATGCTTTCTCTGACACTCCTAGGACTTTACCGGGGACTAGTTGTCCCCCCTAAAGTCAAGGTCGAGACTATCACTAGTGGTTACTCTGGAGAGAGTGACCACCTAATGGGATTCTCGGACACTGTGGAACGGTTTCTAGGCCAACTGCAGATAGGGAAACTTAAGAAGCCCCGACTGTGGTTAAGTACCAGTGTAGGGCCTCATGGGATGATGGGTGCTGTTTCTGCCATCAGAGACGCAGCTTCGCTCGTCTCTGGTGTGCATAACACCATCCGTCTATTCCAGCAAGCCTACGCTGGTGCAGTCTATGGGCGTAAGTACAGAATCTGGTTTCGGATGCAGGTCAGGTTCTTTGCTTGCGTCCATTGGGTACTTTTCCCCCGATGGACAGCGCTGTCTGGTGAAACGTCTTGGCTTAGTAGGCTCCATCGTATCGAGGAGCCTGCCGGTAAAGTGCGTATAGTGGCAATTACAGATTATTGGACTCAGCTCCTTATGAAGCCTGTCCATAATTTGATTTTTGACATTCTACGTACAATACCCCAAGATGGGACATTTGACCAGGAAGCCTGCGTTACCCGCCTCAAGGATTCTATCCTTTCGAGGTTGGGTGAGCATGGTAAGGAAATTACCGTTTACTCATATGACTTGTCTGCTGCTACTGACAGGATGCCAGTGCACCTGTACCAAGAGTTACTTTCTCATATCTTAGGATTTGAGGAGGCAACTCTTTGGAAGCATCTCTTAACCGCCCGTAAGTGGTGGGACAGAGATTCTGTATGGAGTAGGGAAGAGGGACTCCGTCCAGATGGACCTTGGTTATCCCGGATGTATGCAGTGGGCCAGCCTATGGGGGCTTATTCTTCTTGGGCATTACTAGCTCTGGCACACCATGCCATTGTTCAGTACTGCGCAGGTTTAATAGGTCGTACTTCTTGGTTCGAGGATTATGGTGTCGTAGGTGACGACATTGTAATCTTCGATCAAGAAGTTGCGAAACGGTATCGCGAGGTGATGTCGGAACTAGGGGTTGTGATATCAGAGGAGAAATCCTTGATATCTACTACGGGTGTTTTCGAGTTTTGTAAGAGACTCGTTACACCTCAAGGCGACGTGAGTGGGATACCGGTAAAACTGTTGTATCAGGTTTTCCGCTATCCCATAGATGCGGGTGTCGTAATTCGACACCTTCACCGCCGTGGCTTTGCCTTATTTCCCATCGCCGTTGCGCGTGCAATTTCCTTGCTTTCGGCACGCTCTGTTGACCTTAAGAAAGCCATCAGAACGTATCCGGTCAGCATCAGAGTTGCACTCACAACTTTGGTGCAGCCTGCCTATCCATGGTGGAGGGGTATCTGGTTGGTTGTCCATGCTCAGCGTCTCTCAGTCGTTGAACTTCATGAGATCCTTAAAGTAGGATCGAAGATCCCGACTGACGAGCTCGGTGCGTATGGCATCCTTGAGACTACCTCCTTCCAAGGTTGGCTGGGCCGCCTTCATCCAGGTAAATGGATGGACTCACTGGAAACAGTGAGCCCGGGTGTTCAACGCTGGCTCTTAAAGAGTTGGCCCCTTACAGGGCTTAAACAATTTGGGGTTAGTTCGGAGATCACCGGGGGGCTAGTCCGGCTTATCCTGTTAGTGGGTACACCACTGGGGTGGTGGTTGATGGGGGAACTCATCAATCGCTATGGCCAGCTCCTCAATGCTTGCTTTCTTGCAGCATTGGAGAGTATGGCCACACCCGGAGAGCAAAGGATGATGTCCGGATACGTGTTTTTCTATAAGCGTGTCCGTGATCGGATTCTGGAGCTCTACCGCGGGAATTCTTTCGAATACCTATCTGCGGTGAGTAGGGCGCGGACGCGGTCTGCTTTCAACTTCCAGTTCGCTGCGGATAGCAACCGCAACGAGCGAAGAAGAAGGAGGCAGATGGCGTGGGTACAGAAGGCTCTATCTAAGTATGTTGGCACGCTGCCACCTGCTTGTATAGAGTCCCCTGTGCCGACTAATGGCCCTTATTAGGGTCCTCAGAGGTATAGGGTAAGGCGTCTGGTTGGCCGCCCGCACTGTCCGTCTTGTTCGAAAAAACGTGTACAGCCACGGGCTAGTAGATAGGTCCTACGGGATACCGTCTGTTGGTCCGTGATCTGTATTTGGTACCAGAACACGTCCCCACCCGGGAGAGACAAGAGGCACCCACTGCTACTGGGTAGCAGACAGTGTGATGCTCCTTATCCTGTCTCGGGCTTACGTAACCAAACTACTAGTATTTACTACACTCCAGCACCACAAGATCGTGATGGTGGGGTAGTGGCCTACCAGCGCCTTGTAAGGAGTTGTGTGGTAAGTATTGGGAAATGGGTTATAGCGTGAGTCCCCGAGGCCTACCTTTCGGCATGTCCCCTGACCAGGGAATGTCGGAGGGTGTAATGCCATCTAGGTACGACTCCGAAGACTCATCGTGCTGCTGAGTTTAAACAGGGCACTCGGGTCGAGGAAATACTCATGGAAAGACTCCCGGTTGGTTGAGCCATATGGCAACATGGCCAACCCTGGGCTTTCTATGGGGGGGATCTCGATCTTAAACCGGGG